CATGATTTTTTATTTAATTTAGAAAATAATAAATCAAAAATCAATTATGAAATAATTGATGTTCCTGTTCAAGGAACTGAATCACCAAAAATTATTTCTAATAAATTAAATCAATTAAACAATTATGATAATTTAAAATACGATTTAATTATTATAACTCGTGGTGGTGGAAGTTATCAAGATTTATTTGGATTTTCTAATGAAGAATTAATTGAAACTGTTTTTAATTTTAATAAAATACCTATAATATCAGCTATTGGACATCAAATTGATAATCCAATTTTAGATTTAGTTGCCGATTATTCTTCTCCTACACCATCTTTATCTGCACAATTTTTAGTTGACCATAATAAAAATTATTTATCTAATCTAAAAAATATTATTAATAAATTTAAAGATAATATAATTGAAAATTTATATGATAAACAAAATAAATTAAATACATTAAATGATAAATTAAAACAATCATTTTATAGTATTAAAAATATATTATACAAATTTCAAAATAATATTAATGCAGAATTAAATAATAAAAAAATTAAATTAGAATATTTACTTAAATCACTTGACAATCCTAATATTGAACTATTTGATTTAAATTTTAATAAAGTTAATAATAGTAATGAATTAATTACTGGTGATTTTTTTATATTAAAATGGAACAATAAAAACTTTAAAATAAAAATTGAATTATAATTTAATTGATTTATTATAACATTTAAATATGTTAAATACTATTATAATAACGTCACTAATACTTTTTATTATTTATATTCTTTATAAATTATATCAAACCAATAATTACATAAAACAAAATGAATTATATACAAAACAAAATGAATTATATGTTGAACCATCAGCACCATTACAAGCTGTACTAATTGAAAATAATAATGATACCATTACTGATTTATATAAAAAATATAATGAATTAATTAAATTAAAAACAAATAATTATGAAATATTAACTAAACAAAATATAATTGTTGAACTATTAAATAAAAATACTATATTATTAAATTTAATTAATATGTTATATTTTGAATATTATAAAATGGAAATTATTGACTTACCATATCAATTATTACTTGAATGTAAAACTTTATTGAATTCAAATTTATTAAATTTACATAAATTTGAATTTTTTAATATATTAGATGATTTAATTAATAAATGCGAAATATTTAAAAATAATATTACAATAAATAATCCAATTATTGAAAGTCAACCATGTTTAGTAGGTAGATATATAAACCATATAAATATGCAAAATAATAAAATATTATTATTTAAATTACAAAAAATTCAAAATAATTATGATAAACAAATTTATATTTTAGAATTATTAAATAATATTTGTCACATAATATTATTTAATATATTTAATAAAAAAGAAATAATTAATTTTTCAGATAAAATTAAAAAATGTTACAACAAATTAAAATCTTGTTCAGTTGAAAAATTATTATCGTATATAAATAAAGATTATAATAGAACATATTATTCTTACACTGAAATTGAAAATAATAATAACTATATTTTAATATTTGAAAATATGAATTTATATAATTGTTTTTATACATTTATGAAAGCCAATTATAATACTGAGTATAAACATTTTGATTATAATTATATATCATATTATATTGTATTATTAAATGATACATTAACTGATAATGAATATGGTCAACTAAATGAACATGTTAAAAGTTACAATAAATATAATATTTTACAAATTAACATATAATTATATTTTATTTACTTCTTCAACAAATAGTTTATTTTTATTTTTATTTATTTTCATATATGAACAATAATTTTTACCAGCAAATTGTTTATCATCAATAATCCATTTTTTTCTATAAATGATTTACAATAAATTATATTTTCACCGTGTGTACATATAATATTAAATTTATCAAAATTTATTTTTTTTTTTACAATTTCATAATATAAAAATAATATATCATTTAAAAAAATATTATTTATTATATTAATGTCAAATAAATCAAATACACTTGAATATTTTGAAAATAAAATAAGTAATTTAAATAATATTGATAAATGGGAAAATAAATTAATTGAAATACAACAAATAAAAGATGAAATAACATCAGAAAATAATAATATTAATAATTTATTATTATTATTAGATAAGGAAACATTAAATAATAAAGAGTATGATATAGATAGTATTATAGAAAATTTTAATAAATTTGATACATCAAAAAAAATAAAATATTATCAATATTTAAATCAATATATAAAAACCAAAGAAAACGAATTGTTTAATACTTAATAAAAATTGATTTAATATTTAAATAGTAATTAATTATTAAATAAATGGATAATAATAAAGAATCTTTTGAAATAATGTTAGATAATATATATAATAATTTAAACATAAATAATAATAATACAAGAATTGAATTACCAAAACCAATATTAATAAAAAGTGGCCAAAAAACTATTTGGAAAAATCCTCATGAATTTATTAATATGTTTAATAGACAGTCTGATGATTTTACAAATTATATTAATAATAAATCATCAACACAAATAATATGGTTAACAGATACAATATCCGATGGATGTATTTTTAATATTAAAATAAAAAATAGTGACTATATAACAAATATAATGAGAAGTTATGTTAATGATCGTATAATATGTAAAAGTTGTAAAAGTATAAATACAATAATAACAAAAGATAATAATTTACGTAAATATAAATTTACATGTTATAATTGTAATACTGAATTATATATTTGAAATAACACTATAATATTTTTTTTTATATTTAATATATTTTTTAGTAATTTTAATTAAATTTTCTTTTAAAATTTCTTTTTCATTATCAATTGGTTCAATATTATCAAAATTAATCATATTATTTTTATTTTGATATAAATGTTTAGCTAAAATACCAAGATTAATATTACATTTAAGATGTCCAAAATTTTCTTTAATTTTTAAATTAATACGAGAATCATTTAAAATAATTTTTGGATATTGATTACCATATTGTAATATTTTTTTATAAAAAATATCATTTATTGTTTGTTCTTTAATATTAAATAAATAAAATATAATTTTACCCAAAATTTTTAAATCATTAGTACAAAAAGAAATAGGAATAATATATAAATCTAAATATTTATTTTCTAAAAATGTAATCCATTTTATAAAATCAATTTCTTTTCTTAAATATTTGAACATTTCAAAAGGATTAAAAATAATAAATTTAATTCTTTGATCAAAATTATCGGGCAATAAATTTTTATTAATATAATCTTTATTATCAAAAATAATTTGTAAATAATCAAGTTTTTTATTTATATTTTTCCATGTTAATTTTAATATTATATCATTAATAATTATAGTATTTTCTAATTCATTTTTAAATTCATTAATTTTATTTGATGATACTGTTTTTTTTAATAATTCATATGTTAATGAATTTGATAAAAATAAAATTTTAAATATCTGTAAACATAATATATCATTTAAATATATTTTAAAATTTAATTTGTCATTTGTAATATTATTATTAATTAATAAATTAAAAATTTTAATAATATTATTATAAGTTAATTTTATTTTATTGGGTATTTTTTCATTTATAAAACTATTATTTTGTAAATTTAATAATGAATGATATAAAATTAAATCAAAATTTTTATCAATTTCTTTTTTATTATACTTGAACGGAAAAATATAATTTATAAATAATTCATTTAAATTATTATTTACAATAACTTTAAGTTCTAATAATTCATCTGTAAAAGATACTTTATTTAACATTAATAAAAAAATTTTATTAATAGTTATTTTAATATCAGGTGGATAAATATACCATTTATATTTATCAAAATATAATGGTTCAATAAAATTATTAATATAAATTAAATATTTATTATTACAGTTACTAATTTTATTAATTTTTATATGGATAATTTTATTGCTGTTAATTAATAAAAAATAATACAAATTTTCTTTAATATCTTTTATTTCAAGTTCTTTATTTTTAATATTTTTTAAATGGTCAATTATATTATACATATTTGAATAATGAATACTGTAATTAATTTTTTTTATATTATTAGAAAAAATTAATATTTTTTTATTAATTAATTTTTTTTCATAAAAATTATTCATCATAATAATAAATCCCGAATAATTTAATATAATATTATTATCTTGTAATATTTCATATTCTTTATTTAATATTTCAATTATATTATTATTTATTTTATTATTTTTATAATTAATATTTTTATATTTAAATTTATTATCCATTATTTCATTTAAAATACAAAAAAAATCTAATTTATTTGTAAAATTTGATGATAAATTAATAATAAAAAAATTAATTGTAAAATAATAAGAATTTATAATAAATATTTTAAATGGTATAGATATATTATGATATGTAACGCCATTTTCATTACATGTTAATATTTTAATTACATCAATTTGAATTTCATAATTATATAAAGAACATTCATATATATTATTTTGTTGATTAATTAATTTAAATAATGGATAAATAATTTTATTATTAAAAATAATTGGCAATTTAATAATCATATAATATTATATTAATATTAATATTTTATATATTATTATAAAAAATGTTTAAAGATTATTATTCTTATAAAATAAATGGAAACAACTTCTTTTTTTTCTGATAAAAAAAATATTAATAATAATATAAAAAATAATATTGATACAACAACAAATATAAAAAAAAATAATGATAATAATATTGAAAGTAATTTTGAAAATTTAAATTTAAATGAAAATTTATTACAAGGAATATATTTATATGGTTTTATTAAACCATCAAAAATTCAAATAACAGGTATTAAAAGTATTAATACTGGTAAAGATTGTATATTACAATCACAATCTGGAACAGGTAAAACAGCAACATATTTACTTGGTATATTAAATAGAATTGATCAAAATGAAAATAAGTGTCAAGGTATTATATTAACGCCTACACATGAATTATCGGAACAAGTTTATAATGTTGCAATACAACTAGCTAAATTTACAACTATTAATATAGTAAAATGTATAGGTGGTACTAATATTAATGAAACAAAGGATTTAATAAAAACATCACATTTAATAATTGGTACAATTGGTAGAGTTAATCATATGATAACAGAAAAAAAAATTAATACTCATACAATTAAATTTATTGTATTAGATGAAGCTGATATAATGTTAGAAGATGGATTAAATGATAAATTAAAATTTATATATGATAAATCACCAGAAAATATTCAATGTATAATGATATCGGCAACAATGTCATTTAATGTTTTAAATATATCAAAAAGATTAATGTTTGAACCATATAAAATATTATTAAAAAATTCAGAAATTGCTGTTGAGTTAATAAGTCAATTTTATGTTCATGTTGATTCAGAAGAATTTAAATTTGAAACATTATTAGACTTGTATAGTATTATTTCAACTTCTCAAGCAATTATATTTGCAAATACTATTAAAAAAGTCGATTGGTTAAAAGAAAAATTGGAAGGACAAAATTTTGAAATTACTTATATTCATGGTAAAATGTTACCTAAAGAAAGAGAAGAAATTATTAAAGAATTTAGAGATGGTAAAACAAGAATATTATTAACAACAGATTTATTAGCTAGAGGTATAGATATACCTGATGTTAATTTAGTTATTAATTATGACTTGCCTGAAACAAAAGAAACATATATTCACCGTATTGGACGGTGTGGAAGATATAATAAAAAAGGCGTTGCAATAACAATGGTAAAAATGAATGATGCATCAGATAATAAATTATTTAATAAAATGAAATATAATTATAGAATAAAAATAGATGAAATGCCTGATAATATTGAAAAATATTTATAATAAAATAATTTTATTTTCTATTGGTAATAATATTAGTATATCCATAATTATTCGTATCAATAATATTATATGTAGTACAAAAATTTTGTATTAAATATAATAAATAGTCAATTTGTTCAGTAATATTATTTGAAATTTCAATTTCATTATAACTTAAATATAATTCATTAATTAATTTATTTTTTTTTAATGTATTATCATAAATTATAAATATAGAATAATTTAATTTAGAAAAATTATCATTATTATAATTATTAAAATATGTATATGCATGTTCCATAATAATTTTTAAATCTGTTAAAAAATTAATTTGAATTTTATATGATGAATATTGATAATTGGTTTTTGTCATATATTCATTTATTACATAATTAAGTGTATGATAATGAATATCATTAAACATATCTTTGTCATTAAGATAATCATTATTTGAAATACATAATGCTATTAAAGTTTGTAATGTTTTATTAAATTCTTTATTTAACATGGTATATAATAAAAGCCATGATAATGTAGATGCTTTAAATAACATTATAGTAATAAATTTTTATATAATAATACAAATATTATAAAAAAATTTCAATTTTTTGTTTAATTATAAATTAAACACGGATATATTCATCATCATAACTAGTTTCAACAAATATAACAAAACGATAATTAAAACATATTACATCACTAATTAAATCCATTAATTTTTGTATTTTATTGGCAAGTATATTATTAGAAATTTCAAGTATTGTATATTTTGAATACAATATTTTAATATTATTATTTTCTAAATTTGATAAATTATTAAAAAATAATGGTTCTAATAATCTTGACATTATTACATTGTCATCAAATGATATAGTATTATATATTTCAATAATAACATCATGTAAATTTAATAAAAAATAATATTTATTGTCATCATTATTATTAATATTATTTATTAATATTTTATATAAAATATTAAATTGGTTATTAAATTGTATATTATTTGGATAATATTTAATACTTTCTTCTATTAACCATAATTCATTATTATTTAAAATAATAAATAATAATGAATATGCCAGATTTGAAGCTCGAATTGTGTTATGTGTTGACATTTAATTTATTATATATATAATAATAATAAAATTTTCAATTTTTATAATGATTATAAAAATTATATACTTGTATATTAGGTTTGTTTGTTTTAATTTATTTTTTTAATTATTATATAATATTAAATAATTCAATTTTTTTTAATATATTATTTTGTTTGTTTACTCATTACATAACCTAAAACTATAAATGGAAATACCGCAAAAAAAATACAACATATACAACAACAGCTGCAACATAATGACCCTGATGCAGATGAAGATGACTCTGAATTAGTTGTTGTTGTTGTATTAGTTTGATTATCAAATAATTCATTATTAAAACAAACAATAAAAATTAAACTTGTTATTAATATAATTAAAATTATTTTATTCATTATAATATAATTATAAAAAAATTGATTTTAATTTAATTTATTAGATTAAATTATTAACTATGAAATCATTATTTAATATAACACTAAGTATTGTTGGTACAGGATATATAATCAATAAATTTTTTAAATTATTTATAAATAAAAATGAAGAAGTATATAAATTAAATCCCCAAATTGGCAAATATTATAAAGTAACAGAAAATGCACATTACTCAAAAAATGATAACAAGTATTATTCAACATATAGATATCCATTAAAATATGTTGGTATATGTACAAATAATATAGAAAATTATAATTTATTTGACAATAATAATCAAGAAATTAAAATAAAAAAAACAGAATATACATGTTATGTTGAAGTTATTAAATTAGATGGAGATGAAAATTATGATTTTCATTTATTATTTAATTAATTTATTTTAATATTTAATTTATACTTGGATCAATAATTATAATAACACATCCACTATTAAATTCTGAACCATCATAACCATTTATTAAATTAATAAGTGTTTTATCAATAATTATTGGTGAAAATGTATAATTAATAAATAATTTATTACAAGTTATTAATGATGAACTATTATCATATGTAAAATCGCGTTCATGTATATTTAAATTTTTTTTAATAATTACACCTCCATTATCTGTAATATTATTATTTATAGGTTGTTTTAATTTATAATTATTTGATATTATATCATTAATTGGCATTAATGAATAATTATATATAGACTGATTAACTAATAGATTAGATGGTATACCAACTTCAGATCTAATAGGAGGAAATACTATTTCATTATTAAATGACGATGCTTTACCACTTGTACCAACTACTATATTATATGTTAATGCATTTATTGTATAAAAAGCTGATATATTAATACTTGGAATAATACAATATAAAAATAAACTAGAATTATAAATATTATTATTATTTGGGTCTGGAGGTAAATATGATATACCACCACTAATTAGAATTGATGAAATTAATGTTGGTTTAGTAAATGTAATTGTATCACTTTCTTTAAAATAATATATATAATTATTATTTACAATATATGGTTCAATTGATGTATTTACATAACTTAGTTTTAATTTTGATTTAAGTTGTGTATTATATAATTTATTTAATCCATAAACACAACTTATACAAATATATATAACATAAATAAATACAAATATAGCTATATAAATTATATATTTATTATTTTGAATATTCATATATGAATATTATTAGATATATATTTTAATTATAAAAAAATTAATTTATTGGTAAGAAAAAATCCATTTTTGTAAATCCATATTTTAATATATCTTTGAATAATGATTCTTCTTCTAATCCTGTAAATGTTATTCTTCCACCATTTTCATTTTTAGTATATTCAGAATTTTCTAATTTATTTGTATCAAGCATCAAATCAAAACATCCAGTTCCACCTGGAATTACTCTTCCTAACATAATTCTAGAACTTACTGATTCAATATGATCTGTTTCATTAAATATAGCAGCATTTAGAAAATGCTCCATTGTTTTTTCAAATGATGCTTTTGCTATTGGATCTGAATCAATTTTACCTAAACCATGACGATCTATTGATATAATTCCACCTGTAAATGTCATCATATCAATTAATACACTCATGTGTGCATGATTAATTATAGTTGCACCATCAGAACTAAATGTATTATTTAATTCATCTATAATAGTTTGTTTTGCAGCTTCAATACCATATAATCTATAAATAGTACTAATATCATTACATGATGAAATTGTATGATTAATTCCTTTAATATATTTTAATTTTTCAAAATTAATACCTTCTGTATTAATAATATATTGATTTGATATTTCTTGGTCTCCATTTTCTTTATTAAATTTTAATTTTTTATATTGAATCATTGTGCTTGATTCAATATGTTCAATTCCTTTTAATATAATTTGATTTAATACTATTTTTAAAAATTCAGTTAATAAATTTAAATTGAATGATGACATATTAAAGCGTATATGTATTATTTGATTATCAATTATATTATTTGATAAAATAGCACATCTACTAATTTTAGTAAATATATCTTTTTCTAGTTTCTTCATATTTTTTAAATTTGAAAAATTTTTTATCCAATAATTTATAAATTTTATTTTAATATCTAATAATGTAATTTCTTTATCATGCATTTTAATCATATTCATTTTTAATCTAAATACAAATGGCAATGAACTTAATTCTGCTTTTTGATTATTAACAAAAAATGGAATTGATACTTTATCATTAATTAATATTGTTGATCCCATATCATATACTATTTCTGCACTTGATATTAAATCTTTTATATTTAAATGTGTTAAATATGACGATATTTTATTTACTTTAGATTTATCTAAACATATATCATCATTTAAATATATAGTCATTTCTGGCGTTTTTATATTTTTACTATAATGTAAAAGTTCTTGTATTCTCGGTACACCCATAGTTGTTTTTGTTTTTGATTTTGAACCTGCAGCATGTTTTACATTTAATGTATTATGAACAATAATACCAGAATCGGTCATAAATGTTTGATTACCAGGAACTGTAAAATCATATACATATTCATTCTCATCAATATCATATATTTCTATTTCTTTTATTTCATCCCATATAACATTTGAATTAACTGCTTGTTTTAATATTTTTAATTCATTTACTATCTTATTACTATCAACATGTGATTCAAATATTTTTATGTATTTTTCTAAAGTTCTACGACCTATACTTTCTTTTTTACGCCATCTTCCATAATTACGACTTTGTCCAGGCAGATTTAATTCTTTACCACATTTTGCAATTATTTCTCCTAAACCATTAATTTTATCTATTTCATCTGATACATCATGTGCATTTTCTCTTGTCGCATATTCAACTATTTTATCTAATTTTTCTTTATGTAATAATGATCCAATATGCTTTTTATATAATATACTATATTTAGCAGACATCGATAAATTATATATATTTGATCCTCTTGTATAATTACATTTAATAGAACCAAACATATCAAAATAACTTAATAATAATCCAATGTCTTTTATTAATTGTTCACTTCTACTACAAACACGAATTTGATGTCTTGATTCATCCGCCTGAAAGTTTCCATCTCCATCAATGTATGCACATATAAGACCAGCTTTAAATTCATTTGGTGCAGTAAATACAAAGTCACCAACTTTTTTAACAAATGATCCTGTACCACATGTATCTAGTAAAAATTTAGCTAATGGTTTACAATTAAAACTAGTATCAATTGCTGGACCATATTCTCCTATTTTTTCTCTTATTGTGCATTCTTTATCAAATCTTTCAGCAAATAATTTAGTATTATTAATAAAGTGTTCTGATATATTTGTTATAGTTATACGATTTGAATTTATGCTACCTTCAGCTAAATATGCACCAATAAACCAGCCAAATAAATAATCTAATTTATAATCAATATCGTCTATTTTAATATATTCATTAATGAATGTATTATCAATATGTTTAGCCACTGGAATACGCATTCCTTTAGTCAATTGTGAACCAACTATGGGTACTATAGTTTGATCTTTGCGGATTAAGTGAGAATGACTTAGTGTTGTATGAGTAGTTCTACCACTATTTGTAGTCACTTTCATTACTTGACCATTTACAGGATGTCTACTAATATGTGAAATTTTATTCCAATGTGTTAGTTCTTCATGATCAACACCAATAATATAATATTGAGTATCTAATGATTCTAAATTAGTTTCAACACTATTAACATGACCTGTATCAAATGTTAATTCTGGATATTTCTTTATTAATTTATCACAAAATTCACCTATTTTTTTTGTTAAAAATGTAATTTTATTATTTTTTATTTTTATTATTTTATTTTGTTGGTTACCCATCAGTGACATTTGGCTCGAAGGCTCACCTATTGATTGTGCTGCGATGATACCAACCATTTCTCCAGGTTGTATAATAGCTTTTACAAAATTTAATTTAATATCTTTGATCAAATTTTTAAAATCAGTTTTCGATAATCCATATTCAAATATACATTTTTTTGGCGATAAATAATCATGTAATGAAATTTCAAATAAATATTTATAACATTTATCATCTGCTATTAAGTTTTTATGTTTATTTTTATTTAATCCACATAATAATTGTAAATCTGGACTATCTAATAATTCATTAATATCATCTAATATTTCATTTGGATCTAATTCTAAATTGACTTTGTGCTTTGAATAATCTTGTGTTAATCTAAAAAGATTAACAGGTAACATATATTTTTCTTTTAATGTTTTATAGTCATTATTAAAAATTGCTTGAAGTGTTCTTAATTTATCTCTATAATTTTTAATTTGTTCTATATATTTTTTATTAAATTTATCTAAATTATTGCCTTTTAATTTTGATATTTCTTCTTTTGTAAATGCAAAATTATCTTCTAATTCTTTATTATTCATCGATATTAATCTAATATGTAATTCTGTTTGTGATGATTGCTCTATTCCACTATCACCATATACATATTGTACTATCATATTTTTAGCATTTCTATTTGTTAAATCATATTTAATTGATAAGTCTTCTAATGATTTAATTAATTGACGTTGAATATAACCAGTTGATGCAGTATCGCGAACTTGTAATCCATTTGCTAATCCAAAATTAAATGTATTAGGAATTGTTAAATCATATACTTTTTTATGATATTTTACATCAATTAAATTTATTTGTACTATTTCATCTAATATAACATTATTTATTTTATTATTACTGATATTATATGTATAATTACTTTTTAATAATTCTATTCTTTTTTTACATGTAAATGTTTTTGCAAATATATCAAAAAATAATTTAATATATTCATTGCATATTATTAAAAATTCATTATTAATTATACAATGTATACCTAAATATGATAATAATAATATTATTTTATTTTGATTTGTTTTGTTTACATCAATTAATATATAATTATCATCAAATATAACGTATTCATTTATATATATACTTAAAAATCCAATTATAAAATCATTTGGTGCATTTAATATTTCATTTGGTATATCATAAGTATCTATATGTGCCAAATATAAAGTTAAATTTTTATTATTTAAAATCCAACATTTTAATGATTTATTATATCTAAATTTTAATTCATAATATAAATAATCATATAAATAATCATAGTAATAATAATTTGCATCCGTTAATTCAATATTATAATTATCTGATAATTCTAAATTATATGTTAAATATAATCCAAGTAATATACCATGTTTTTTATCTAATTTTATATTATGATCATCATCTATTTTATAATATTCATTAATTATTGGTGGTTTTGATAATGTTTCTGTAACAGGAACACAATCTCCCTCTTTAATTTCAGGTGTTAACATTTCTCTAAATTCATTAATATTATTATTCCATATTAATAATGACTTTGATTCTGTAACTGTAACTTTACGACCACTTTTTGTTATTATTTCATATAACTGTTCACCTGGATCATGACGTGTTACTGCTGTTATATTACCCCATGTAACATTACCACTATAATCTGTTGTTGGTATATAACAATCTGTAATATTTAATAATTCAAGTTGTCTTTCTATATGATGTTCTATACTTGATTTATTTATATATAATAAATTATCTATCCATTTACCTATTTCTGTATATATTGGTACATTATTTTCTATTATTATAATTGGTGTTTCCCATGTTACTGATTTAATAGCTGTTGCAATTAAACCCTCACGCCCTGCAATAGTATCCCAAAAATATTCATAATCTGTTAATCCTTTAGTATATGAATTTCTAATAAATCCTAATGCTTTAGGCGAATCATCATCTTTATGAAAAATAGATAACGATCTATTTTCTATTTTTTTCTTAATTCTTTTTTCTTCTATTGATTTTTGACCAATACAACCCATTATTCCAGTAATATTCATAATGCTACCTTTAGATCCAGAATCAATACAAACAAAAAAATTATTATTAACATCTAAATTTTTTAATATTATATTACCAATATCCGGACCAAGTGAATTTAATGATTGATATAATTTATATTCTATAATTTCTGGATCAAATTGTTCAGTATCATTTTCATATTGGGTTAATGATACTTCATATTCTAAAATTTTTTGATCTATTAATAATTGTAATTGTTCATCTAATTTTTTATCAATTATACAATCTTTAATTCCAACTGTAAATCCATGATAATTTAAATATGCTAATGCTAATCTTTGAACATCATCAATAAATCTTCTAGTAAGATCTGGTCCAAATTTATCCCAAATATAATGTATTATTGAATTTTTTACTATAGACAAAGTTTTTTTATTTAATGTACCTATTTTTAATTGTCCATCTATTATTTCTATTTCTTTTTTACCGTTTTTTATTACTATATTATTTATACCTTTCGGTATTATATATGAAAATATTTCATGTCCTGTATAGTATTTATCTTTATCTATTTCATATTTATAATCTGATGTAGTACTACATAGAAAATTGGCAACTTCTCTGCCTATTATTTTAGTATCTAATTTTGTTAACAAATAACATCCAGATAATGCATCTTGTACACATCCAATAATTGGATTTGAATCTTTTGCACCAATTATCTGATATTTTACATTTGCTAAACGTTTTAATTCATTTCTGGCCTGAACCGATTGGGCCATATGTATATTCATTTCATCGCCCATGATGAATTCCCTATACTTTCATATAGGGCTGGACTGTATCTTAAGCCACATCAAGATGATTAGTCTATCATTTGTGACCAACAACCGTTCAGTCTCTGAATGCCTATCATACTCTATCATAACGAGATTAGATAGTAACACTGCGGATCGTCAATTACTCTTAAATTTCAATTTCACCATGAGTTTGCTTTGTTAAAGCTACCCATGCCATTGCTTTTTCTAATTTTATAACATCTGAATCTAGACTACTAAAAAATGCTTTATTGTATAAAACAGAATCAATTTTAATTTGTGCAAATAAACCATTTTTTCGTTTATATATGTTTGGTGGTAAACTAGACGTATCTTCAGTTCTTCTTAATCCACCGCCAATTGCTCTCATTTTATTAGATTCTATTTTTTTTGTTTCATATTCTTTCTTATGTATACTATCTTCTGGTTTACTATCACCAATAAAATAGTTATATCCAACATTATCTTTATGTGTTTGCAAATTTCTTATATGAAATTCTTCACGATCATTTAAATTTTCTTTAAGACAAACTTCTAAAGTTTCAACCTTAAAATTATCAAATCCAAATTCACGCATATCATTATATAAAAGAGGTATTTCAATACTACCATTTTTTGCATTAGATAAATGTCTTTTAAAACGTCCTTTTGCACCATGTTTGTATTGTGGTATTCTAGAATGTTTTACAAAAGAATATGCTTTTCCAACATATTTTTTATTATTCACGATGTTTGTTACTACATATATTACTCCTGTATTTATTGTTTCTTCCATTATTCAGAATATCAATTAATATTTAAGTAATTTATTTAGCAATTTTTTAAAATTAAAATTTAAAAGATATCATATTCATTATTACTATACCTTCGATCACTACCCGAAGCCATTTAATTATTTCTAATTAAACTTAGTAGAATATGCTTTACGAGTTTCCCGCAACAAGTTGTTTTGCCTAAAAATATTATTTTTAGACTAGAGGGTAACAAGCTTTTCACTCCCCCTGTTTCTGACAGCGATGGATGTTGATGACAATATCTAACACCCAATTTTTTTATCAAAATCCGCATTATAGGGCTTGCACACAGAAACGTTGACGCGGAATGTGTGTATATCATCCCGATCTAGTACATGTATTTTATGCCCCATCATAGATGGTTTATGTAATGTTGGTTGACGGTTAAATAAGACATAATCTCCATTAACCGAATGTCTTGCAACAACATCACCAATATTTAATTTAATTGTTTTTTTTCTATATTTTAAATCTATATAATGTATAATATTATTACCATCTTTATATGTTTTACGATATACAAAATTTGCACCTGGATAAACATCACGACCATTACGTACTAATAATGTTAAATGTGCTTTATTAAATGGTGTAACTTCTTCTGGTATTGTTAATTCCATTGCTATTTTTTTAGGAATACCAACTTGATCTATATCAATATATGGATCTGATGTAATAACTGTACGTGCACTATAATCTACTCTCTTCGAATCGGCAGACATAAGCCTTAAACTTATGCCCGGATTTATTGTTTTCACACAATAAAACTATCTTCAACCATGCTTTTATTTTACTAAAAGTTTAGGTCTAGGGCGATACCTACACACTTCATCACTGAAGCTTGGACTATACCTTAAACCCAAATTATAAACTATTAAATTTATAATTCGAATCCATTCTCATCTAGTCTCTGAACGTTCACCATGCTATTTAAAATAGTTTAGGAGCTTCGCTGCGGATTGTCTAACTATGGTTTCCCATAAAATATTAATACTTTTTACTTTGTACATGTACAGCCAACGCCTTTCAGCGAAGGTATTTATATAACTTTCATTATATAAAGTAGTATATTAATATTCAACACTTTACAGTGAAATTAGATGTTCCCGCAATTTGGGAATGTTGCATTTAATTTGAATTTTCTTACATTAACAAATTAAATACTAGATAGTTATATTTAAAATGATGTTACACTGTTTTCCCATATTGGTATCATCATTAACCAATATGGCAGCTACCTGTTTTGAGCAATTCTTAACACACCCTAAGTGTTAAATTACCCATGAGATTACTACGCATACGTCCTTCTTTTCCTTTAATACGTTCTGATATAGATTTAATTGGTTTATTTCCTGTTCTAAATTCTGATTTTGGAACTTTTATATTATCATTATCAAAATAAATAATTACATGATATTGTAATAAATTACTTATGTCTTGATTATATGTCGATATTTCATGATTTATTGCTTCTTTTTCTAATTGAGTTCTAACACGTTTATTGGCATTTATAATATCAGCAATTTTTAATGTAATTGAATCTTCCATTGTTGATGCTTGCATAAAATCTATTTTTGCTGTAGGACGTATTATTACTGGCGGAATAGGAAATTTTTCAATAATTAAATCTTCTGGTCTTGCAATTTTTGAATTAAAACCAATTAAATAACAATCAATATCTGATAAATTTTTTAAAATATTATAACAATCTCTAGGTTTTAATATTTGTGAAACTTTTTTAATTGAATCATTTATTTCACCCGTTTTTTCATCAACAGATTGAATTCCAATTTCTCTTTCTAATATTAATCGTAATGAAGCTGTACTTTCTTTTTCTTCTTTCATAATTTTTCCAACTGGATTACCACATGTATAACAATAATTTGTATTTTTTACTAAATTTTTAATTTCTCTAAATCTTATTTCAGGTTTTTTATTCAGTAATTTTTTTAATACAGGATCTGTTTTTTCAATTAATAATTTAGAACACTGTAAACATATACAACTAAGTACTGATCTTAAATGTGTAAAAAATCCATAATGAAAAACAGGTTCAGCTAATTCTGTATGTCCAAAGTGACCTGGACAATTTTCTGTACTTAATCCACATGTTGTACAATTTAAATATATATCACATGTACCAAGTCTTAGATCTACTAAACCACCTTTTTTTGGTTCGTAATTTTCATATGATTCTGGTAAATTTATACCAAATGGATCATTACTAACTGAAGAATATGATTTGACTTCTTTATTTGTAAAAATACCAAATTTTATTTTATTAATTTTCTTTACATCTTCTGTATAATATTTGGGATCAATTGACATTTCTTATCTTATATTGACATATATCTTTATATATTAAATTATCAAATTTTTTAATTAAATTATTTATTTAAGTTTTATTAAATTATCAATTTTTTTTTAATTAAATTATTTATTTAAGTTTTATTAAATTATTTTTCATTTTTATTTTAATGGTAGAAAAGTTAACTAAAAATTTACTTAATCGTATAATAACTGAAATAAAAAAAGAAGAAAATCAAAAAAGAATTGAAGTTGAAATATTAAATCCAATTTTATTTAATTTTTTAAATAGAATTTATCCATATTTTAGAATTGTTTTTGCAATTTTTATATTAAATTTTATACTTGTATTAACTATTTTTATTTTATTAATTATAATTAATAAAAATTCAATAAGTCTTAATACTAAATGTTTATTTATTAATTAATTATTATTATAAAAATATAAATTATATTAATGATAACAATATATACAATTAATTTAATTTTAAAAATTTTTATTGTATTTATAATTTTATTTTGTATTCTTAAATTAATACCATCTAATACTATTTTAAATAAAGAAATAGTATTAATTATATTAATTAATCTAATTATTTTTTATATTTTACAAAAAATATATAATTAATAAAAATTATTATATATATTAATATAATATGAAATTAAGTGATAGATACACTAATAATAATAATAATATTCGTACTCGTAAGTTATTTAGTAGTCAATTTAATGGAACACCTAAATATAAATCTTCATCATCAAATAAAAATATGATAACAAGTATAACTGAATATATGACTGATATTGTAAATGGTGTACTAATTAAAGAAACAGGTAATTTAATGTCAAGTTCAGAACCTGTAAATTATTCATTAAATTTATTAAATGATAATGACAATAAAGTAAAAAATTTATTTATGTATATTTTTCAAAATAATAATGATCCTATTATTAATCAATATAAAATATCAGAAGATATATTAACTTATGAAATGTTAAATTTACTTCAACAAAAATTATCTACTGACTATGGTCAAATTGGATCAAATAATTTTATAAAAAGTTACCATATTATAACTGATATTAATGATCCAAATTTTTCATCAAAAAAATATAATATATTATCATTACCAACACCACCAATACAATATTCATCATCAACACCACCTGTAAATTATTCATTAAATTTATTAAATGATAATGACAATAAAGTAAAAAATTTATTTATGTATATTTTTCAAAATAATAATAATCCTATTATTAATCAATATAAAATATCAGAAGATATAGTAACTTATGAAATGTTAAATTTACTTCAACAAAAATTATCTACTGACTATGGTCAAATTGAATCAAATAATTTTATAAAAAGTTACAATATTATAACTAATATTAATAATCCAAATTTTTCATCAAAAAAATATAATATATCATCATTACCAATAATACCAAACCTATATCAAATGCAATATTCATCATCATCAATACCACAACCAATACCGCAACCAATACCACAACCAATACAACAACAACAACAAGTATATCAAAATATACCACAACAACAACAACAACAACAACAACAACAACAACAACAACAACAACAACAACAACAACAACAACAACAACAACAACAACAACAACAACAACAACAACAAGTAAATCAAAATATACCACAACAACAAGTAAATCAATTTATCCCACAAACATATAATTATTCGTCAACAATACCACAAACACAAACACAAGTAAATCAATTTGTACCACAAATAAATGAATCAGTGGTTCCATTATCAATACCAAAAAATCAAATAAATAATTCATTAAACTCATTAAATCAATTTTCATGTAATGAAAAAGTAAATAATTTACAAAATCAAATAAATACAATAAATAATAATTATTTAAATACATTATTTAATATTTTATTAAATAGTCAAGCAATATCAGTAAATGAAATTAATAATATAAAAGCACAATTACAAAAAGAAAATACAAATTATTCAACTATAATTTCATATTTAGAAAATAAAATTAATTTATCAAAACAAATTACTAATAATACTTTTAAAAATAATAATTTGGATAATATATTAAATAATAAATGGTTTGTACCATTACCAAGACCACCAATATGTATATCAGATGATCCTATTACCGTAAAACAAAATGATAATTATTCTAATTCATATTCAAGTTTTTAGTTAAAATTTTAAATATTAGTTAATTTAATATGCAAAATATTAAATTAAATAGTATAATTTATATTGCTAAAGAACAATCTGATAATTCTATTGAATTATTTAATAAATTAATTAAATTATATAACTATAAAGAAGTAAAATTTAATTGTATATTACAATATTTAATTGTAAATAGTATAATAATATATGATGCAAAACAACTATTTTATAGTAATAATTTTTTTATTGATAATTTTTCAATATTTAAAATATATTGGATTAATGATTCAATATATGGATCATATATTATTATTCGTAATTTTAACGAATCTAATAAAGAAAAAATTATTGAATATATTACATTAAGTAATGGACCAATTATAAATTATTTAGTTGGTATTATTGAATATATATAAATTAAATATTATATTTTAAATATTGATTGTATAATATAGAACTATATTTACAACCATTATATTTAATATTATACCATACTTTAGATAATTTTAATGCATCTTTCCAATTAATTTTATTATTTTCAAGAATTTTAATATATTCTAATCTTTTTTTAAATCTTTTATTAGATTCATAATTAAATTTAATAATTATTTCATTACTATTTAAATAATTAATATTTATTTCTTCATCCATATTATTATAATTATATTTAAATATTTAAATAACAATTTTTTCTAACAATTTATAATGAAGAATTATATAATAATAATATTATGTTTATTAATTTTTTTTTTATTATATATTAATAATGAAAATTTTGATGAATCAAAAATAAAAACACGCGAGTTTGCAGAAAATAAAATAATGGAATTTAATTATGAATACTATAAATCTTATATTGATAAATATTTTAAAAAAGTAAATATTAAAAATTTAAAAAAAATTACTATAAATAATGATAATAAAATTTTATGTTCAATTGCATCTTATCGCGATAAAGAATGTCCATTAACTGTAAAAGATATGATTGATAAAGCAAAATATCCTGAAAATTTAGTTATTTGTATATGTCAACAAAATGATCCTAATGATGTATCATGTTTAGATAATTATGATTTAAAAGGTGCTATAATAAAAAAAATATCATTAACTGATCATGATGCAAGAGGTCCTTGTTGGGCAAGATTTTTAATTCAACAAGAATGGACTGGTGAACAATATTTTTTACAAATTGATTCACATATGAGATTTGAACAAGATTGGGATTTTCATTGCATTAATGATATTAAACATTTACCAGAAAAATCATGTTTAACTAATTATCCACCTAATTATAATTTAGAAACCGGTATAACAGATCCAGTAAACAAGTTACGTGGACCATTAAAAATTGATAACAAAGAAACTTCTGAATATGATGGATTTTTTAGAGTAAATTCTGAATTTATTATTAGTACAGATAAACCTATATTATCATATGGATGGGGTGCATGCTTTAGTTTTTCAAATAGTAAAATTTTATATGATGCACCATATGATCCATATACACCTCACCTTTTTTTTGGTGAAGAAATGGATATATTAGCAAGATTAATTACAAATGGTTGGATGGTATATTCACCAACACATAGTATATGTTTTACATCATTTGATAGAAATTATAGACCAACATTTTGGTCTAATCCAGATCAAGAACCATGTGAATTTTTATCGCGATTACGATTATATTATAAATTTAGATATTTGAATGATATACCTAATGAACTTAAAACAGATTTAGATAAATACGATTTAGGTAATTTTTGTACATATCAAGAATTTTTAACATTTTGTTTAAATGAATTAACTATTGAAGAATTCCATAATTTAATAAATAAAAATAAAAAATAAATTATTTTAGAGCGGTGCGTATTTTAAATGCCGGTTTTTAATCTTTATAAATTTTTAATATTATATGTTTGCTTGATTTTTTACTATTTTTCTTACTTTTATAAGAATATTTATTAAAGCATAAGTAAAATAATTTTCATAATGTTCTTTTTTTATATTTTTAATAGAATTTTTAAGATTTAATTTTAATTCTTCAAAATTTTTAGATTTATAATTATATGTTATTTAATATTATTTATAATATAACATATAATTATATATGGTAAAAATATTATTTATAATGTTTCAAGGCGGAGCAACAAATTTAAAACATTGGAATTATTATACTAAAAGTAAATTTTTAGATAGATTAAAAACATTAGGTTCTATTTATACTTATCAAGATAAAACAAATAATATTTTTCATTATGAAAAAACAAATATTGAACATATTGATTATGATTCAGATATTGATTTTAATTTATCTTATATAAAACCAAATACACATATTAAAATGATTTATAATGATATATGTTTAAAATATAAGAATATTGAAGAATATAAATTTATTCCAATAGGATGGTCTATGGGTAGCGGGATGTCATTATACTTTTGTCAAAAATATAAACAATATTGTATTCATTGTATATTATTAGAACCAATATATATAACGCCTACTAATATGATATTACAATTAAAAAATATTAGTGTAGATAATACAAATATTACCAATAACAAATTACAAAAAATTTTATATAATCTAAAAAAGTATAATACTGAAGAAAATTTAAAAATAGTAGAAAATACTATTGATTTTATTAGATTTTCATTTTATTCAAAAAACTTAAATTTAAAATTACCAGTTAAAACAACTTCTTTTATAAATATATATAATCCAGCTGAATATAAATGGCAAAAAGATAATAATAAAAATAGATTAAATGAAATAAAAATATTGGAAAAAAATAATCCAGAAAATTATATTGCTATTATTTTTGAAAATAAAACTCATATGATATATGATAAAATTCAACCAGCAAAAAAAATTATTAAATATATTGATAATTTAATAAATATATTGATAATTTAATAAATATTAATCAATAACATATTTTAATTTTAAATATTTTACAAAATAGTTAAAAATATGGATAAAATAATTAGATAGATTTAAATTATATTTAAACATTAATTTATTAAAATATAATAATATGGAAGAACTAATAAATTATAAACAATTATATGAACAAAAATTAAAAGAAATTGTTGTTTAATAAAGGTAGTATATTAAATAACATCTGATGGGATTAAGTGTATCTACCATTATAATACACTTAAGAAAGCCCATTATTTAGAATTTAGAAACTCTTTAATGAGTAAAGCGATGAATATTTTTTTGTTATTAAAACCAGCATTTAAAATACGCACCGCTCTAAATAAATCATTTCATACAATTGTTTATTATTTACAGTTAATTCTTTTGATATTACAAAATTATAAGATTGATAACAACTAATAGCATATAAATTATCTGTTAATACATATAATTTATATTTATTTATTTTTTTAAATTTTTTATTTATTAATTCAATAAAATCTTTAACAGTTTTTTTACAAATTTGTTTATTTATATATAATTCATTTACATGAATCATATTTATTAAACCGATATAATTATTGTCATATTTATCTATTTGTACTCTTGCTGTTGATATTATTTCACTATTATTAAATGTAAAATAATAAAATGTTTTTATTGTTGTTTGATAATTACCATTACTAATATATATATTATCTTCATTTTTTAAATTCAAATAATTAAATTTACGTCCTCTATATTTAGTAATTGCATTATTATAATTGTCTTTTAAATGTTTATTTTTCTTTAAAACTTTATTCAATTTTTTATAATTACCAAAAAAATAATACTTTTTATTTTTTGGATATTTGTTTATTTTTATTTTTAATTTATTATTAAAAAATGCAAAATATATATAATTATATATGGCTTTAAAAAATAATAAAATATTTATCATATTGTTTTATTTTAAAGTCATATATGTTTAATTATTTTCAATTTTTATTTCCATGATAACGCACCAATACCAGACATAAATCTTATTATATTATACTCTTTAACAATATTTACTAATATATAATTTTCATTCAAAACATTTGAATCAGATGTTATATTTAATGTCATATTATTAAATTTATTATGATTTAAATGACCTGATGGGTTTTGATCTGTTGGAAATAATGAATATGTATATGAATAATAACCTATTGGCGGACTATTTAAAAATTTAGTATAAGGTATAACACTATTCCAATAAGTATAATTAAAATTTGGAACAAAATCAATTCCATTAGATTGTATATTTAAATTAGATATAGGACTATATTCAGAAATAATTTCTTCATTTTTGTAAATTTTTATTAGATATATTTTTAATTTATTAATTTGAATATTATAACTATAATTCGATAAATATTTATCTAACATAAATAATAAAAAATTTATATTATATTTTATAAAAAAATCATTTTTTGTAAATAATTTTACTCTATCTGTTAAATTATTTATTATTTCTTCACTATTATTTCTTAATATTTGAAAATCATTTAAATAAGATATATTATCTTCAGTATTAATTAAATCTATTTTATATTTATTATATAATAATAATGCCGTTAAATAATATTGATATTTACTATCATAATTATATTTTATTAATTGATATGCAGTATTATTTTTATGTAATATCGGTTTTGAAATCCAAAAAATATCTTTAATTAGATTATTATATCGTAAATTAATAATTTGATTTTCTTTATATATTAATGTTTGTGGATATATAACAAATCTTTCAATTATATATTCATGTCTATATTGTCCAAATATTAATCTTTCTTCTGTATCTAATAATATTGTATCCAAACATATTTGAATATTAATTATCGGTTTTGTTGAATATGTTGAATTTATTAAATTATTTGATAATATTTTATCTAAACTATTTATTTTATATTTTAAATTTAAATCAATATATGGTATGGCAACTAAAGGAATTCCTAAATTTGATAAATAATAAAACCAAAATGTTAATGGAAAAATAAATTTCCATCCATTATTATATCGTATTTTTATAATATTATCTATTTGATTTCTTTTTTCTTGATTAAAATAAAAATGATACATTATATTAAATGTATCTTCATTTAATGTTTCAATTAATTGTTCACCTAAATATAAACTTAATGAATCAAATATTTTTAATACATTAAATATTGGTTTTGTATTAATTATTTCTGTATTTATTATTGTTGAATCAATTTTATTTATATAATTAAAAGTATTTTTTGTCATTGAAAAAGTTCTTGGATTAAATATATTATTAAAAATAATTGGAACTTCAATAGAACTCATATAATATTTTGCAAAATTAATTTGATTAGTAAAATCAAAACTATTTGTAGTTTCATTAACAAATATATAAAAATTATTAATTGAATTTTGATAATAAAAATTACCACTTTGATAAGAATTTTGATAAAATGTTAATAATTCAATATCAACTATTATATTATTTATTTGTAATTTATATAATTGATCTTTTAATATATTATTTGATGATATAATTAAAATATTAGTTGATTCATATAATAATAATTTTACATTATAAATAGTATCAGCTAATAAATTAATATCTAATATATTAATTTGTTCTATTGATTGATATAAAATTATTTTATATAAATATAATCCTATATTATTTCCTGACTGATCTAATGGTAATAAATAAACATTATTTATATTTTGTATATTATTAATTAAATTTACATTTGCTACTCTATTTAATACTGGTTTATATATTTGACTTGATGAATAATAATTTTGATATAATAATAATGATCCTGATATATCAAATATTCCTGATATATCTAATATATTAAATACTAATTTATTTTCATTAATATACAAATTATCATTATTTAATATATAATTATTTATATTATTTGATAGGATATATTGATAATTATTACTATTATTTAAATGTAATAAAATTGGATAATCAGTTGTAATTATATTATTTGTATAATATATATTTGTTAATAAATAACTATTTTGAATATAAAATATTTTATACAATAATTCAGTTTCTTGATAATTTATATTTAATATAAATTGTACCGTATTTTCATTATATATATTTGTTATTGCTGATATATCTAATAATGTATTTTTATCTCTTACATAAATTATTGAATTTTGTTGCAATTTAAATGTTTCATTTGTATTATATAAATATTGATCATATACAATTATACTATTTACTTGTATAGGAGGTGTTTCTCCTATATTTGCATAATGTGTTAAATAATTAATATTTATTTCATTATTAGTTTGACAAATTAATGTAAAATTATCTTTAAAAATAATTTCATTTGGTATATAAGAATTATTTAATTTAATATTATTATTTGAAAATAAATTATTTGAAAATGAATTATTTAATTCTTCAGTTGTATTCAATGTATAAATATATTTATTTAAATTTGTTATTGTTTCTATATTATATAATATTACAATTAAAATTAATTGATCTGTTAAAATAATTGATGGATTTATATAATAATTATTTGATATATCAAGTAATTGATATAAATTATTATTATATTTAATATAAGTTGAATTTTTAACATAATTAAAATTATTTTGATAAAATGTTAAATATTGATTACTTTGATACTTTAAACCAACATATTTATATATTTCTAATATTGTATTTGGTATTATTTCAATTAAAGATGATACATATATATTAATATTATCGTATTTATAAATAAACAAATCTGTATTTTTATAGTTTATACTGTCTATTTTACTATAATCAATATTTAAAATATCTAAAGAATATAGTTGACCCATATAAATTGAATTTATTGTATAATTACTTAATCCAATAATTGAATAATTTATATCAGTTTTTATATCGTTTTCTAAATAAAAATTTAACTCTAATGGATACTTATTTAAATTAAATAAATATGATTCATAATATATATTATAAAAATTTAATTGATAAATAAGTTGTGGCAAAATTAAAACATTTGAATTTAATAAAATACTATATTTATACAATGAATCTGTTTTTAATACTAAATTATTTTTATTTTTTATTAAATAGTTATCATAATCATAATAATTATAAACAAATACTTCATTATATAAATAATATGAATTAATTGAATTAAATGTAAAATTTATATCAAAATATTCAATTAAATTATTTTGTATCTTATTTTGAATAATAAATTTATCATTAAAATTTATATTTAAATTACTTAATTGTGATTTATAATTATTAAAAATATAATTAATAAATAATTTAACACTATTAAAATAATTGTAATTATTATTTTCATCTAATCTATTATAAATATTAGTTGTTATATTAATATATTCTTGTCCATATTTAAATAATGTATTTAATAATTCATTTATTTCTATACCATAATTTGTTTTATTTTCAGAATTTAATAATAAATTAATTTCATTATTTATATTATCCATATTTCTTGTTATTTTATTATTTTCTAATATATATTGATTATTAAGACAATATTTTCTACCTATTATTTGTCCATTTAGTATATTAAAATATAAATCAATATTATCTTCATCAGGAAAAATTAAACAATATCCATTAAATGTAACATTTATGTCAATATTTATAAAATATTCATTAATTCTATTAGTTACATTTAACCAAAATGTTGAATCATTTATCCAATATTTTAATTGGTCACATATATTATTTAATAATTGTTTTTGTATATTTATTTTATTTACTTCATTTATCAAATTATTTGAATTTATAAAATATAACAATTTTGATAAATATGTAAATTCATCATATGTAAAATATACATTAGATGTATCTTGAACTATATTACTAATATCAATATATATAATATTACCTTTATTTAAATAATTATTAAATTGATTAATATTAATTGACCAATAATTCCATGTTTTTAAACTGTTATAAATATAAAATGGTTCAATATTATTTGACAAATTAATTTTTGACATAATTTCTGGTACAGTTTTAAATAATAATAAATTATCAAAATATTTTGATTCTACTTTTATTTCAGAATATAATTGTATATCATTTATATTTGGTATTGGATTATTTGTAAATATATACTGATTTGTAATAAAATATTCATATATTTTTAAATATGGATCACCAATATAATAATTAGTAATTGTATTATTTAATATATATTCATCATTAAAATTAGTATATAATTTATATTTATATGTATGACTTTGTGTATCTATTATTGTTTTTGTTAAAGATACTATTTTTTCATATTTAATATTATTTTTTATAATACAATTTAATAATCTAGTATCATCATGCTTATTTAAACTATTTTTAAATGTTTTATTAATTGGATTAGAATAATGCAAATAATTTGTATTTTTTAAATAAATAAAATTAATATTATTACCTAAATATGTATCATTAATTAAATAATATTTATCATCTATTAATTCAATATGTAAATTGTTATTTTGAGTTTTTTCTTTAGCATAAATATAAATATCTTGATTTAATAAATTATTTAAATTAATTGAATTATTAATTTGAATTAATAATAAATAAAAATTATTATTTTGATAAAATGGTACACCACTTATTTTTATTTCATATTTATACCAAATATCAACACTATCAATTTTAAATAACATTTTTGATTTTTTAAAATAATAATTATTATCAAATATAAAACTATAATCATAAAAATTAATAATAATTTTATGTATTTTATCAAAATAAAAACTTGATTCAATACTTGTTATTTTTGTTGTAAATAATAAATTATTTGGATACTTAATTAATACTAAATGAATTATATAATCATTTTGAATTGTTTTTTCTAAAATTAAATGGTATGAATTAATAAATAAATTTGAATAAATTATATTATAATTCTCATCAATTTGTATATAATTATCAATAAAATATACTTGCTGTTTACTTGTATTATTTTTAATTTCAATATTGGTAATTATATTACTACTTATTGTATATGTTACAATATTATTACTTATATCTAAATTAAATGGCCTAAAATTATTATCTATTTTATATATTGAATAATATTCAGATTTATGTAATATTAATGGACTTAAAATTATTTCTATATTTTTAAATGGTAAATTAATATAATTTATTACTGTTACTATTATTGTCGTATCACGATATATAACTGATTTTATAAAATTAATTGTTGAACCAATACGTATTGGTTGATAATAAAATAAATGAATATTATTTATATTATATGTATTTAAATCAATTCTATAATTATCCATAATAATACCAATTAAATAAATAGTACATGAGTTATCTAATGATACATTATTAATATATTTATTTAAATTTAATACATTATCAAAAAAATATTTTGTTTTTTGTATATTTGCAACTCGTGTATAAAAATTATTTGATGTATCATTTAAATAAAATATATTATTATCTAATTCAATAAATGAAAATGATGTATTTATTAATGTATATTTAAATGGTTGATATGGATAATAAAAAGTATATATTCCATTATTTAATATTAATTGATTTTCAAAATATAATTGATTATTATTAATTACAATTATTTTATATATAATTTTATTATATACTAATATATCATTTAATTTTATTTTATCAAATTCATTTATTAAATAAAATTTATTATTATTTACATTTATTTTTATATTGATTCCAGTAATATTATAAGTAAATATATCAACAATTAATTCTAAATTAGTTTTTGGCTGTAATTTATCATCAATTAAATAATAATCACCAATATTTAAATTATGACTATCTATATTATAAATTAATGGATCATTATATTCTATATCGGGTAATTTAAAATATGGTTTTTTATTAGTACATCCATATGAATAATAACCAATTATATTATGATTAATACTATAAATATTATTTTGTAATAATTTTAAATCATAAAAATTAGTAAAATAATTTAATCCAATAATTTGATATAATGTATTATTAATTAATATTATTTCATTATTTTCAAAATCATTATATTCATAATTTATTATTTGATTATTTAGTAATAATAATTTATTTTTATTAAAAATAGGATTTGTTACCGAATAATATATATTTAATATATAATTTGTATCTAAAAAATAATCAATATATATACCAGTATCAGTTGTATTTACAATTTTTACTATGTTTATATTGTTATTCTGAATTATAATATATGATGCTGCTATTAAAGTATCAATTTTAAAAGTATCTAAATATATAAAATTATTTAAAAATTTTAAAGAAGTAAATAAATATAATTCTGGTGTATATTTATTAAATGATAATTTTTGATTTAATATATAATAATCATAATTATCTAAATAAATTGAATTTATATAATATTTATTTCCTATATTTCGTAATATATCTTGATAATATAATGAATCATCTATTTTTAAAATTTGATTATTTTGTATTATATATGACGGTAATGAACATTTTAATTTAATATTATTATTTATATTAAATAAATTTAAATTATTTTTATTTATAAATATTGGTTCTGATATTATATCATTTGAATATATAAAATTATTATTACTAAATAAAATCCAAAAATAAAAATTATATGTATTATTTATTAATAATTTACAATTATAAACTTTATTATAATTTAATTGATCTGTATAATTAAATATAATCATATTTGAATTAATATTAATTATTGGTTGTAATGATATAATACTTGTTATTTCTAAATTATTAAATATTAATGTTGCAATTGTTTCATTATTATTTGGTATTGATTTCATAACAATAAATGAATTATTGTATGTTATTTCATTATTTGTCCAACTAATATAAATATTATATGGATTTTGTATATTTGTTATTATTAATGGTCTAATAAATGTATTTAATGATGCATCAATTAAATTTAAATATATTGTTTGTTCAGTTTTTGAATCACTATAAATTGTTAAATTATTATAATTAATAATATCATTAAAACTATTTGATATTAATGAATTTATTGCATAATTATTTAAATCTTTATTAAATATATTTGTATTTTGTGTAATTATTTCACCAAATAAATTTTCATTAAATATAATATTATTATATTGAACATAATATGTCGGTATATATTTAAAATATGAATTATCTAATAATTTTATTGAATTAAATATTCCTTCATTATAATAATTATAATTTGTATCATCTATTATTATTAAATTACTAATATCTGATATATATATAAATGAACCATTTACTAAATAAAATGAATTATTTATTAAATTAGTTATATTATTTAATTCAATATATATTAAATTATTATTTATATATAATGATCCACTTATATTAAAATTAATTAATATTAAATTATTATTTATATTTTTTAAAATACTTAATTGATAATTATTATCTGGCATATTTGTTAAATCATTTATACTTAATATATAATTATCCAATTTAATATAACAATTTTTTGAATTATTTATAAATAATTCTTCATTTTTATAATTATTAAAAAGGGGAGGTAATTTTTTATATATTATAGTTTTTTCTATTAAATTTACCATTAAATCAGTTGAATCTATAAATAATAATTTATAATTTTGATTATTTATTATAATACTTTTTATAACTGGATTATAAATATTATTAATAAAATAACTAAAAACTTCATAGCCATAATAATTAAAATTATATGATTCTAATATTTTAATATTATCAAAATGAATAAATGATATATTACTAATATCATATATTGTATATTCATTTAATAAATTATTAATATTTTGTACATTAATATATCCAATAAAATAATCCAATTGATATAAATCAAGTTTATTTAATGATATTATTTCTATTTGATTATCTATTTCTAAATAATTAAAATAATATATTTTATTGTTACAATATATACAATTTTCAATAGTTATAATTTCATTATTTAATTTTAATTTATAATAATATAAAATATTATTTAAATAATAATAATTTGAATTATTTGATGTATCAAATATATTACATAAATAAGAATTATAATAAGATATATTTTTATTTAGTGTAAATGTATTTAAATTATATATTTTTAAATCATCTAATTGTATATACAAATAATTTGAATAATCAATATTATTAATAAAATAAATTTTACCATTTTTAATATTTACTGGTCCCAAATAATTAAATTTGTTTTCTTCAAATATATTATTCATATTTTGTATTATTTCTGTTGTATATTGATCATCATTATTAATTATTGTATTAAATGTATTTGATATTAAAGAATTATTATTTATAATATCATTACCACTATAACTAGTATCAAATATTTGAAATATATTATTTTGATCTATAGGATATAATAATTTTATTAAATAATTTGAATCATAATCATAACTATTATTTTCAATAGTTGATTCAATATTTAATAAAGAATTATATGAATCTAAATATTCTTTATAATTTGTTAATACCATATAATCTATATTATTTGAAATATATGCTATTTGTTCCTGATAATTTATTGGTATATTTGTTAAATAAGTTATTAAATTTGATGATATTTTACGATTTGGCAAATAATTTGTTGCTGGATAAGTATATATATTTAATGTTATTTTTTGTATTAATATATTAGTTAATAATTCATTATTATTATACAAATTTATAAATAATTTATTATAATGATTATAATCATCATTATTATAATTAATAATATTTATATTATTAATTTTATCAATATTATTTAATATTGTTTGTGATGAAGAACCATATAATGTAATATCTGTTATAAAATTATTATTTAAATCTAATATAATCTGTTGAATTTTATCTAATGTTAAACAAATATTACTATATGTTGAATTATTATATATGGCATCAAATTGATCATTCATTATTTTTATTAAATCAAAATGTGACAATGAATTTAATAAAATATTATCATTATAAACAGGAGATACTATATTATTAAAAAATTGATTTGAATTTAATGGTAATATTATATTTATTAATTTATTATTCAAATATAATTTTGAATCTGAATTTATTAAAAATGGTATGTTATAAAAATGCAAATATGGTACATTATTATTAACTAAAAATAACATTGGTGTTTGAAATACAAAATCCATTAAATCTGATGGACTATCTAAATTTAAATAATGATTTATATAGTTATAAAATGTTGGTAATGATGCATTATCAATTTCTATTATATTATAAATAATAGAATTTGAAATATTATCAGGAATAATAAAATTACCATTATTATATTTTATTGTAATATAATTATTATTATTTGTAATCCAATATGTTTTATTATTATCATATATCCAATATGTATTAGGTATATTTATTTGATTTTCATATAATATACCAATAATAATATAACTAATATTTATAAATTCTAAATCAATACTTTGTAAATTATTTTTATTTAATATTATATCATAATGTAATGATAATTTATAATTATTGTCTATATTTGTAAAATCAAATAAATATCTTTCAGTATTATTTATACATATTATCTTAAAATAATTAAAATAATTATTAATATTTGAATTACATTTAAATATAATATTATTTAATGTAAATATATTATCAGATAATATATTATCATTAATTATTACATTATTTTCTCTTTTAAAAATATTTAATGAATCAAAATTATTTAAAATTGGATTATTAAATAAAATTAATGGAATATCAATTGTATGAATTTCATTCAATATAAAAAATGTTATATTTTGTGGCAAATAATCAAATATTAAAGTTAAAATAAAATTATTATTTATAAAACTATTTACTATATATATAATATTATTTATGTCTATTGAATAAGTTGTATTTGATTTATAGTTATTATTCCAATTATTTATTATTATTGTTTTATTTGATATAACAAAATTACTTATATTATAATAATTATTAACAGTTAAAGTATTATATGATTTAATATTTGATTCATACAATAATAATTGTAAATTATTTATATTTATTTCATTTAATGTATTTTTTAAATTTAAAAATTCTATTGTATTCATATTAACACAACCAAAAAATGATGTTGAATAAAATAATTCTAAAAAATATTTTTTAATATTAGATAACAATAAAAAGTTTTTTAAATTAAAATTAGCATAAAATGTCATATTTCTTGACAATACATTTAAGTCATATAATTCAGTATTAGTACTATTACTATTTTTATTTTGAACATAATTTATAAAATAAAAAATATTAATTTTATTTCGCCAATATATTAAAAATAAATTATTTTCAAATATATTTAAACTACATATATTATCTACTAACTTATATGCAAAATATACATATATAATCATTAAATCTACTGGATATATTGTTAAATTTTTTGAAATATTTGGTGTTGCATATATTAATGAATTTAATGACGCTAAATTATAATAATTAATTGTATTCTTATTTATATTTGTATTTAACAAATTTTCATTATTTATTGAATTATAATCATCAAAATTTATATTTTTTGTTGTATTATCATATTGATTAATAAAAGTACTTAATATAATAAATAAATTTTCAGGATCATTGATTTTTAATAGATTAAATAATTGATTTATATTATTCTCTGCTATTGTATATTTTAATTTATATTTTTCTATTAAAGAAAATGATGATCCTAAAATTTGTGAATTAAATGTTGTATTTAAATTTGATTTCCATTCTCCAAATGTATTTGTTGATGATAATGGATTTGTTATATTTGGTACATTATTTAATAATAATGAATATTTTTTCCAAAAAGTAAATACATTTAAAATTGATGGATATAGTTGAAGTAATATATTATATATAAATATTGAATTAAAAAATATACTATTTGTTTGATATGTTAAATAATTTGAAATATTATTTGTTATACAATAATTATATTCATAATCAACATCATTTTTATCTATATATATCTTATTATTTTGATAATTTAAATATTGATTTATTTCATTTGTTTGGTAATAATTTTTATTTTCTCTAAAATTATTGTAATAATTATAATATAAATAAAAATTATTATCAATATTTATTCCTATATTTGATATATATGTTTTTTGTGTAATTAATTGATTATTATATTCATAATCTTTTGTTGTAATCGTATTTAATATATAACTTTCATAAAAATTAGCATATTTTAATAATAAACTTATTATTGTATTTATTTTATTTTCAACTATATCACATATATAACACTTTGTTACCAAATTATTATTGCTATATATTATATTATTAAATATTAATGACGGTAAAATACTTTCTTTATTAAAATTTATATTTAATAATTTAAACATATAGTTCGGAAATACATAATAATTATTATCTAAATTAAATATTAATGACTCTTGATTATTATATATTATTTCTAAACTATTTATATTTAATTTATTTATAACTGTTGATGTTGTTATTTTATTTTCAATATTAAAATCAGGTATATATATTTGTAAAGTCATTCCTTCTAATAAATCACCAGTTCTATCTATTTTATAATTATTATATGTGTCAAAATTTTTATTTCCTAAATTTTTTATTGTCTGTTGTATTGCAAAATTTGTATACTTTTTATAAACTGTTTTAAAAAATGTTATTTCTGGCTTATATGTTAATGGAACATCTTTTATTCCAGTTGCAATTAATTGTAATAGACCTCCAGCCATAATTAAGTTTAAACAGAAATTAAATCTTTAAATTAGAATTATTTATATACTCTACTATATAATGAGTAAATATTATTTGCATGCTGTTGTTCTTGAAGGATGTCCTTATTCAAATAATGCTGTTAAATTATTAAATAATTATAATAATATAAAAAAAAATATTACAACTATACAATATAATGAAAAAGAAAAATTTAAAACAAATGAAATTAATACATTTCCACAAATTTATTTAAAAAAAAATAATAGTAATGGAAATTTATTATTGGGCGGTTATTCTGAATTAAAAGATTTTGTAGATAATTTTCAAAATAAAAAATATGATGAAAATAGTCTTAATAATTTTATAAATAAAAATAATAAATGGTCAAAAAAAGCAACATTAAGATTAATTGAACTTATTAATTTAAAATAAAATTTGAATTTATATAATTACCTACTATATTTTTATTTTTATTATATATTTTACCATTTTCTTTATTTTCATAATAATATATAATATCATCTATTACTGTTACATCTAATAATTCTTCTGTATTATCATCTTGTATAATTATACTTTTAATATTTTGTTCCTTTGGTTTTAAATATTTAGTTTTTAAAATAGTTATATCTATATTTTCACCTTCTGCTATTTTTAATAATAATTTATTTTTTTCTTCTATTAAATTATTTTTATATTCTTTTTTAATACTTTTAATATATGTGTATATAATTGTATTCATATCTTCTACTTTTTGCAATAAATTGTCTTGGAATAAGTAAATTTCTTTGGATTTTTTCATATTAATATATTTATACATTAATAAAACTTTATTACAATTTTTTTTATTATTTAAAGATATACTTTTTATTATTTATTTTTTTATAATTATATATTTTTTTTTTATCATTTAATTCTTTTTTATTATTTAATTCTTTTTTATCATTTAATTTTTTTTTATCATCATCATTTAATTCTTTTTTATCATCATCATTTAATTCTTTTTTATCATCATCATTATTTAATTCTTTTTTATTATTATTATTTAATTTTTTTTTATCATCATCATTTAATTCTGTACTATTATTAAATTCTATACTATTATTGTAATCTATACCACTATTATATTCTGTACTACTATTATATTCTAAACTATTGTGTTTTTTACAAATATTATTACAATCAAAAATTTTACTACTCCAATATTCATTTGTGTCATTCCATGAACCATATAAATTGTATTTCTTCATTTAATTAAAATCATCAATTAAATATTTTAATTTCAAATTTTATTTAAAAATTAAAATATACAATAATTAATGTTTTTAATAGATAAATATAGTTATCTTTTATCGGAAAATATATCACAAAATATTATGATCAATAAAATTTTAAATAGCTTTAATAATCATAATTTTATTCATAATAATATAGAAGAAATTATAAAAAAACCAAAAAATGAATTTATACAAGTAATTGATGATTTAGATAAATGTGTCAATAAATATTATAATTTTCAACATATTATTGTATATGGATCATTAAATTCAAATAAAGAAAATTTAGTTACATTATTATTAGAAAATATTTTTGGTAAAAATAATATTGATTTAAAAGACGTTGAATATACAATTAATGGTTATGGTAATACTAAAACAAAAGTTAATATTAAACAATCACGATATCATATTGTTATTGAACCAAATTCTAATGGATTTGATAAATATTTAATACAAGAAATTATTCAAGATTATGCAAAAACTGAATTATTAAATATTTTAAAATATAAAAAATTATTTAAAATTGTTGTTATTAATAAATTAGATAATTTATCATATTATGCTCAAGCTTCTTTAAGAAGAACAATGGAAAAATATTCTGAAAGTTGCAAATTTATTTTTATTTGTGATCAATTATCTAAAATTATAGAACCAATCAGATCAAGATGTATTTTATTACGTACACAATTGCCAACAACAGAACAATTAATGGATATTTTATTACAAGTTACATGTGAAGAAAATATTGAATTAAAATCACACGAATATTGTGAAATTATTGAAAAATCTGAATTTAAAATTAATACTGCTATTTGGTTATTAGAACTTAAAAAATATGGATTACCATATGAAAAAAATTGGGATAATCTTAGCGAAGAAATTGTTTCTATTATTTTAAATAAAAAAAATTATAATATTAATAAATGTTTATCTTCTATTAAAAGAGTTAGAGAAATTTTTTATAATTTATTTATTACTAATATTCCTACACAAACTATAATTCGTACTATTATGATTAAAATATTAAAACGTGTTAATGATCTTAAATTAAAAGTTAATATTACTGAAATTACTTCTATCTTTGAACTACGATTATCACTTGGAACCAGATCCATTATACATTTTGAAACTTACATCATACGTTTAATATATTTATTTAATTTATACTATTCAGGGCATGTATATACATACAATTTAGATTTATTAGAATTTTAATAAAATTGATAAAATAAATTATAAATAAATTATATATATATAAAATGCCTATATGTAAATTTGAAAGTTGTGAAAATAATAAATGAAAAAATAAAATTATATTGTAATATTCATAAATTAGATAATATGATAAATTTAAAACAAGAGTATCATTTAATTTAGCAAATTTAAAATATGCTGTTTAGACCAAGTATATTTTAAATTTATATAAAATATATTATCTTATATAAGTTATTATGGAAATAGAAAATAGAATTAAATTATTATATGATTATTTAAATAATTTAAATACTTGCAATAATTCAAATTGTTATGTTGAAGAAATTAATATAAATAATATTAATAGAGAAGATATTGAAATACCCTATGGTGAAATATCATCACAACTTTTTAATGAAATTTTAAATAATCAATTACAGTTTTTATTTAATATTAATACTGATATATATTTAAAATTACTGTCTAATACAAATTCAGCAATTATAAAAATAAGTTTATCGAATAATTCATTTAATGACAACTATATATCTTATATATTAAGTGAATTTGTATTATTAAATAAAACAACACATATTTTATTGCCTATTATAAATATATCAATAAATTTATTAAATATTAAAAATTTATTAAAAAAAATAGAATTAAGTGATGATATCAATAGTTTATTAAATAAAAAAAAAATAATAAATATAAAAATACGTGAATGTATGTATAATTTAACAACATTAAGAAAATATATTAACGAAAATAAAATAAACTATAAAAATACTTTATTTAGAATAATTTATACATTACTAATGATAAAAACAAAATATCAATACTTTAAACATAATAATTTAACATTAGACAATATATTTGTTTATATTAATAATAATATAAATTTTAAAATAATTAAAGAATATAAAATAAATGTACAATCATTTTATTTAGAAGACGAAAATTATGATATAAAAATAACAAATTTTGAAAATTCAAGCATTGAAAATGATAATAATAATAATGATTTAATATTATTAGCAAAAGATTTTTTAAAAGAAAATAAAAATATTGATTTAAAATCAAAAAATTTCCTTACTAAATTAATAGATATGAAAAATAATAATTTAGAAAATTTATTAAATGATGAATATTTTAATGAACTTTGTATTTTTTCTAAAGAAAAAAATAAAGTAAATTACGGAACTAGACATTTATCTAAAAATATTTCAAATAATAATAAATTAACCAGAAATTTAGTTAATAATCAGTTAGGTGGCGGTGAAAATCAAACTGTTTTACCCAATAAAAATGAAAAAAATACTCCATATAGAACTAATGATGAAAGAACTACACATAATAAAAGACAAGAAGATACTTTTCAACCTAAAATACCACCTGTATTAATAGAACAAAAAATTTATGATACTTCACAAAAAGAAAAAAAACCAGATGTTCCACCAGCTTATGTACCAATATACAATCAATATCCTGATCAAAATGGTGTATTAAATATGATAAATCCAGCATACACTAATCCAAATATACCATTGCAAAAAGTATATAATATTAGTTTAGCTAATCCGTTACATGATTTTACAACTGTAAGTAAAATATATGAAGATATTATTCCTGGAGAACCACATTCATTATCTTTTACAACATTATATGAAAGAATACAATTAATTAATTATATGAAAAATTTAATAAATAATATAGGCGATGGTGAACCTATGACTGTTACAGGTGGTACTAATTCTTTATTATCATCAATAAAATTACTTGATTTAAATCCGTATTCTTTACATTCTAATCCAATTACTGATTTAGCTACAAATTTTTTACTTTATCGTGCAGCATATCCAATTCGTTATGATGAAACAAAAAATACAATAGCAATATCAAAATCAGCACACGGAATAAATGTAAGAATATATAATATAAGTTTTGGTGAAATGATAGGAGATGAAATAAATCAAAATGTAACTAATTTTAATTTTAATTTATGGAGAGAATTATTTTTTTATAATTATGTTAATAAAGAAATATTAAATAAAAAAAAATCTCCTAATTTTATTTCATCAATATTGTATAAAAAAGATAATTTATCTAATGTTCATTGGGATAAATTAGCATTATTACAAAAAAAAAGAATTGAAGATTTTAAAAAAATAAATAATGCTGCACGTATATTTAGAACACAAAATATTAATCCTAATCCAATTAATATTAATATTTATTTTATTTTTGATTTTAAATATAAATCATCTATCAATGACGAATTTGATTTATTAGAAAGTACATTTCAATTATATCCTCATATTAAACTTCATAAAATTAATCCATTAACTAATCAAGCTATTATTTTAAAATATAATATTACTAAATTTCCACATATTATATTTAAATTTGACAATAAATATTTATCATATACTGGCAATATTTTAACTCAAGAAATTATTTTATTTATTAATAAATTTATTTGCCCTTTGGACAATATATTTGATTTATCTATTTCATCTGGCGATTCATTAGTTTTATTGACTGAATCACCACATAGTAATATAATTAAATGGGCATCACCATTATATGAAAGTCATGGATCACTTAAAAAAATGTTAGCAACTGGATATCATAAAAAAGAAGTATGGTTATCTATTTTATTTCAAATTATGTTTATTTTATATTTTTTACAACAAGAAGAAATATATTTTGAAGAGTTTTCATTAGAAAATAATATTTATATTAAAGATTTAAACTTTGATCCAGTAAATATAAATTATTGGATTTATAAAATTAATGGATTTGAATATTATGTACCAAATTATGGCTATTTAGTAGTATTTGATTCAAAATATTGTGATCTTGAATCTAAAGAATTTAAAATTAAATCCAGTAAATTATTTCCAAATAAAAATGATAAAAAAAATGATACTGATGATGTTACATTTAATCAAAATTATGTTGAATTAAATTTTGAAAAATTTAAAAATATATTTGAACCATCTATTTTTACAACTAAATTAAAATCACAAGGGGGATTTGAACCTGAAGATTATATTATTAAATTATTACGTGAAATTCATAGATTAGCTAATAGTAGTACTGATTATAATATTGGTAATTATATTTTTAAATTTTTTAATTTATTTTTACATAATCGTATTGGAACACAATTAATGCGATCTGAAAAAGAAACATTTAATATTCTTAATAGACCATCTTTTGATAAAATTGGTGTATTATTAATTAAACAAGAAAGATTTGATGAATATAATTGGGTTTTATTAATTGAAAAAAATTCTGATAATACATTAAAAATATTAAATAAAGATAATAATAATAATTTTATTATTAAAGATGTAAATGCATATTGTTTATTTAATTATTTTGATACTATTTATCCTAATAATATTACTGAAAAGAACATAATTGAAACATTTAATTTTTAATTTAAAAATTTAATATTGAGTTTATGTTTTAAAGATGTAAATGCATATTGTTTATTTAATTATTTTGATACTATTTATATTTGGAACCAATACTAGTAAATTTTATTGGATCAAGTTTTTTATATAAAGATTTATTTATATATTTTATGTAATGAAAATTAAATTATTTTATTTATTGTTGCCTTTTATTAATTGTACAAAAAATATTAAAAATATAAATTTACCATGTTGTAAAAATTGTGTCCATTATGAACCATGTTTTGTTGATAGAAGGTTTATATCATCATTAGGCAAATGTACTTATTTTGGAGAAAAAGATATTATAACTGATACAATTAATTATGATTATGTATCATCATGTAGAAATAATGAGAATAAATGTGGTGAAAATGGAAAATATTTTATTGAAGAAAAAAATATTAAATTAAAAATATTATATCATAATATAATTACTACAATGCCATATTTTATTTTATTTTCAGTACCAATTATGTATATATTGAAATTATCAATTATACCATAAAATATATATCAATATTTATGGTATGCGTTGAAATTAAAAAAAATATATAATAAAAATTGATTTATTAATATATAATACATATTATATATTAATAAAATGTCAAATATTAATAAAATTGAAGAAATTTCTAAAAATGTTATTGGTGCCAAAATTATTGAAATGAAAATATTACAATTAAATACTAATTTTACTGATAATAATAATAATGATAATGGATTAATATTAAAATTAAAAACTAGAAAATGTAATAAAGATTATACTTTTATAATAAAAGCTCCAAAACAAGTCGTTTATGAAAATGATTTTTATCCAACATTATTAAATAATAATGATTCTTTTGATCTATTAAATTTATATACTCAAGATAATGATTTAGAATCTAAAGATAATGAAATTATTTATTCTGATAATTATGAGTCTGATGAAGAATCTGATGTAGATACTGAATCTGATAATGAATCTGATGAAAATGAATCTGATGAGAATGAATCTGATGAGAATGAATCAGATTCCGATATTAATAATAATAATAATTTTATTTCTAAAATACAAAATGATGATATTACTGATTCTGATGATAATTATGATTCTGATTCTGATGATGATTCTGTTACTGATGATTCTGATGATGATACAGTTAACGATGATGATATTGATTAAAATTAATAATTATTTAGATTTTTTACATTTATAATAACAATTATTAACTTTATAATAACAATCAACACATATTTCATGACCACAATCTAAAATAATATTTAATTTATTTTCATAACAAATAATACAATCTTTATAATTATTTAATTCGCCAAAAAGTCTTTTTTTATTTTTAAATGAATTAATTTGAACATCATTTTCTAAAATATTTATTTTTCTTTTTAAATATTTTGGAGGATTTTTTATTTCCGATAAAACATTATATAAATGTACATCATTATTAAATTCATAATTATAATAATATTTTAAGTCATAATATGCTTGTTCATGATATAATTCAATTGATTTACTTAAATAAATTAATACATTATTAATATTTTCTTTATTTTTATCTAAATTCATATAATATTGAGCAATAGAATAAATTGAATTTTTTGTGTTTGCCAATAAATTATATTTTATAAAATTATTTATATCTTTATAATAATAATAATAATTTCCTAAATTTATCATTGCATCTGTTATATTATAATCATTTGATGCAATTTTATTCCATTTAACAAAATTTATAAATCTTGATCTTTTAAAATCATATTTTTGACTATTAAATTCATTATTATAAATTTCAATTATTTTTTTTAAACAATCAAGATTACCATTCTTTGATCCTTGTATATAATTATTTATCATTTTTTGTTTTGAACTATAATCATCAGTTCTAATATATAAATTTTCAAAAAAAATACCACGATCGTAATATTCTATATGTGACATATATAAATATTAAATTATTTTTTTAAATATAATTTATATTATGAATAATAAAAATTTAAATAATTATTTAATTATTTCTGATTTAGAAGGATATAATATTGAAAAATTTATATCATGTAAATGTAATAAATTAAAATGTGATTGTAAAAATAATCAATCATGTTATAATAACATATATATATGTGGTGATTTAATTGATTCATCCTGGACATTAACTGATAATTCATTATTAACTGAAAAAAATTATAATTTAAGAAATATATTTACAATTTTAAATAATACTAATATTTCTTTAATTTTAGGTAATAGAGATATAAATAAAATTAAATGTAAATATTTAATTAAAATGAATATATTTGAGAATAATGAACAAATTAATAAGTATATTCATTTATTTAATAATGGAGAAATTGATTTAAATTATGCAAACTATAAAGAATTTATAACTTTATTAAATATTCAAAATAAATCTGATTTATGGACTGAATCAATGGATAACTGGAAACCATTTTGGAGTACTAATCCTAAAGGTAGACAAGAATGGAATACAAATTATAATACATACCCATTTTTAAGAAGATTTTATGATATATTTGGTACTGATAATTCACCAAATACAATTAAAATAGATGATATTGATTTTTCAATAGGTGGAACTTCAAGTGCATCAAATTTATTATATACAATACCAAATGAATTATTTTTAGATAAAAATATTGGTTCTATACATGATGTAGATATAAATGATTATAAAGCAT